TCGACCGCCCGATGGGCAAGCCGACGTTAGTTGACGAATCTGACAAGCGCGAACCGTACAACAGCGCTGCCGCTGATTTTGGAGGGGTTTAACCAATGTTCGACGATTACGACCATATCACAATCAGCTATCACCATCGGGACGATGGCTGGTTTGAGATGGAGCTATATCTGCCGCTGTTGGTTGACTGCCCCAAAAATAAGATGCCTGCCATCCTCTCCCAATTCGTCAAGGACGAAAAGTGCGAGGATAAGGCCAAAAAGCTGCTGGCCTACTGGGAGCGGCAGCGCGATAAGTACGAGCGTGACCGTAAGGATGCGGCAGATGCCTATGTGAACATCTCTACTGAGGTAGCAGACCTGCAAACCGTCATCCGCACCAAAAAGCACCCTGTCGGCACTCGACTGTCCAATGCTGAATTGCAGGAGGCTAAAAAGCAACTTGCAAGCAAAAAAGCTCTTAAAAAGCGCACCTACGACACTTTGAAATTCAGCTATGACCGCAAAACCCGGCTGGACTTCTTTATCGAGATGCTGAAATGTCACCCCAAATTACAATGGGTTTTCAATTCTGAGGAGGTACAGAAATGAAAGTTGAGAAAAACAGCCCTCTGGCCCAAATGCTCTTGAAACTGGCCGCTGAGCACGACCCGAAACTGCGCGAGGCTATCCGCAACGGCGAGGTTGAGGGCGTGAACATTATCGCTGTCGGCGGCGCACCCGATGGCGAAGTCAAAGAACTGCTGGAATCTCTCGCCAAAGACGAGGATGACCGCAAGAATTGCGAAAACCGCGATGGGTGTGAGGACGCCAAGACGGCTACACCCTGCGATGATACTGAGGATGCGGACGGTGACATCAGCATCGTTGATGAAATTCGCAGTATCGCCAATGACCCGGACATTCCTGAAAGCATCGCGGCCCCGGCCCGCGTCGTTTTGGTATCTGCCGAACTCGTGGACATTTTGAACTCTGTCCCGCGTATGGTTTCTCCGAAACGGATGCGCCCGTACACTGCCCGCCGTGCGGCAATGCTTGCCGATGTCAGCGCTACTATCTGCCGCGCTCAGACCGACATCCTCGATGCCATGCACCGCTACTCCGAATTTGCCGAAATCACCGATGCCTATTTCGATGATAGCGACGAAGAAAATACAACTGAAACCGAATAAGAAAGGAAATGTGTCATGTATAACAACGATGCACAGAGATGTTTGACCGGCGAAGTTCGCCTGTCCTATGTCAGTCTCGACAAGCCCCGTCAGCCGCAGGGCGGCGTGGGTGATGCCAAGTACAGCGCCACGCTGTTGATTCCTAAGACCGACACCGCCACTATCGCCGACTTCCGCAGTGCCATTCAGGCAGCGGCTCAGATCGGCGCGGGGACGCTGTGGGGCGGCATTATCCCGCCGAATCTGGATTCCATCATCCACGACGGCGACGGTGTGCGCCCCAGCGGCATCCCGTTTGGCGATGAGTGTCACGGTTGCTGGGTCATCACGGCCAGCTCCAAAAACAAGCCGCAGGTCGTCGGTCAGGATAACATCAACGTCGAACTGGCCCCGCAGGACATTTACAGCGGCATGTATGCCCGCGTGACTGTCCGCTTCTACCCCTTTAACACCGCAGGCAAGCGCGGTGTCGGCTGTGGGCTGGGCAACGTAATGAAAACCCGTGACGGTGAGCCGCTGTCTGGCGGTGCATCTGCCGCCGCTGATTTCGCGGGTGTCGGCAACGCCGTAGCCCCCGCCGCTCCCATGCAGCAGGGCTGGCCGCAGGCAACCCCTACGCCGACTGCCGCTTCGGCTGCGCCCGTGTACCAGCCGCCCTACTCCGCGCCTGCCGCGAATCCGGCACCATGGAACGGCGCTACACAGATGTATCCCACTGGCGGCGCTGTGAATCCGCTTACCGGGAATCCGATGTAACACTTCCCCATAGAGTACTTGATGCCCTATATGACCCAGCTACCACGCTTTTCGGCAGGGTACTGGTAATTAAATAACCATCCACCTCTTTCTATACCGGGAGGGGCTACGGCCCCTCCTCTCATGTACTCGGATAGCTCAATGGCAGAGCAAGCGCGCGATGTTGGTTCAAGTCCGACTCCGAGGTAAAGGTCAAGAAATCAAAATTCAACATTCTACCATTATAAAAGAGAGGTTTATTATGGCTATCAATACTGCAAAGAAAGACGAAATCATCGAAATTGCTCCTATCAAGCTGCGTACCGTTTCTCTCCGCATTGTCGGTGATACGCCGATGATTTTTCACAACTGGTCTGAAAAGGCTCGCAAGGAGATGCTCGACAAGTTTCAGAACAAAAAAGTGAAGCAAAAGGAGCCTAAAAACCCTTGCGCCGAGTTTGCCGGTTCCCTGTACTGGATGGACGGTGCTCCGAAAGTGGCATATCAGGATTGGACGCAGGAGACTTTCGACCAGTACGCTCAGGGCGCACGATTCGGATTTCCTGCGAGTGCTATCAAGCAGTCTGCACTTTCTGCGGCGTATCGTCTTGGTTACACAAAGAACAAAGTCGGTTTGACAGGTTCTTTCTTCATCAAGGGCGAGGGTGAGCAGCAGCTCGTTCAGATCAAGTCTAATGGCATCCCGATGATGCGTGAAGACCCTGTTAAGATCGCCATGACTACCGATTTGCGCTATCGCGGCTACTTTGTCGAATGGTGGGCTGATTTGGAGATCAGCTACAACGAGAACGGCAATCTCAGCCTGTCCGACATCGTGAACCTGATTAACCTCGGCGGCGCTACTGTCGGTATCGGCGAATGGCGCGTTGAGAAGTCCGGCCAGTTCGGCATGTTCCATGTCGCTGCATCCTCTGAGGAATAACAGCTACACCTTACAGGGCTGTCGCGGTTAGTTAAGACGAGGTTAGGTATGGCAGTCAAGGTTAGGTGAGGCGGGGCATGGTTAGGTGCGGAACGGTCTGGTTAGGTGAGGTTTGGCAGTCAAGGTACGGTGCGGTCTGATGCGGTAGGGTCGGGAGTGATAAGGCTTGGCAGTCAAGGTAATGCAAGGCTTGTCGAGGTGAGTTATGACATGGCGGGTCGAGGATAGGCAGTCTAGGTTAGTCACGGTTAGGCGCGTCCGGCCCGGGTATGGAAAGGCAGTCGGGGTAAGGCACGGTCATGCAAGGCGATGCGTGTTAGGGTCAGGTAAGTCAGTCAAGGCGACATCGCATGACAAAATCAGTTTAGGAGGTAACGAAATGGTCTACAAATGGAAAGAAAGGGCGCAGATTCGTGTTTCTGCCGATGTGGCAGGCCGCGTTTGTGAGGAACTTGAAAAGGATGGGGCATTGACCCCTAAGCGCCTGCTGGATGTGTCCAGAGCCGAGGATGCGCCCCTGCACGATGCCTTTGAATGGAATGACGGCATTGCGGCAGAGAAGTACCGCGAATCTCAAGCGGGGTATATCATCCGCAGTCTGATTATTGAAAAGGACGAGAATGTCAAGAAAGAACCCGTCCGGGCCTTTTTCAAAGTTTCTGAAAGCAATCCCACCTATGAGAGTATCGGCACTATCGTCCAGAAACCTGATGCCTATGCAGAACTGCTCAAAATGGCAAAACGCGATGCCGAGGCTTTTATGAATCGGTACAAGTCCATTACTGAACTGGCCCCGGTATTCAACGCCATTTCCGAGTTTTGTGCATCCGCTTGAATCTCCCACATGTAAAGGAAAGGAACTTACAAATGAGCTTTGCAACTTTGCGTAAAACCGTCTGCACCGATATTGACATCGGTACTGCCCTGAAAGAAATCACTTCCAACCCGCATATTGGCGATGCACTGGCCTTTGACTTGCTGGATGGCCGTCGCATTGAGTGCGCCGTCACTGACATCGACGATAAGGCCATCCGCTTTGATTCCGTGGATTGCCTCGGTGACGACATGACCTATGGTAAGGTCGAAAAATGGCTTGACCGCATCAATCATCTGCTACCCGATGAACTGCGCAAGGCCATCGTTGATACTGAGCGCAAGCACACCATCGACGGCAAAAAGGTATGCCGCCTTGAGCGCTTATTTCTGCCCGCCGCGTCTGAACTGTTCAGCGGGGATGCTGTTCTCGGCGACGACGGGCTGTACAAGCAGATGGATTGGTACAAAGATCGCCGCCATCGCATGAAGATGGACGAACACGGCGGTGATTCAACTGCCTATTGGACATCTTCTCAGCGCTCCGGCAACTCCTCCTACTTCTGCTATGTGCTCGGCAACGGCAATGCGAGCGACAACTACGCCTCCACCACGTGGCTGTCCGCGCCCGTCTGCTTCCGTATCCGTAAATCGTAATTATCCCCGCGCCCCTTGTGGGCGCGGCCTATGCGGATTCCCTTATAAATAAGGAAAGGAAATGCCCAAATGAAAACCAGATTTGACAGCGCCGAGATTTGGCGCACGAATAACGATACAATGGTGAGCATCAAGGAACTGGAAACCTCGCACCTCATGAACATTGTGCGGATGCTCCTGCGCCGCCCTGAAACCGTCCAGACGATGCTTGTCTGTGATATTGAGCGGCAAAGCCGCAACGTCTGGAAAGCAAATAACATCGTTGATGAGGATGCCATTGAATCCATTCACAATGCCACATCCATGACGCCCCGCGAGGTCGTCCAATGGGTACAGGACACCCCCCTGTTCAACACCATCGTCTTTACCCTTGAAGGGCGTGGGGTCAACACATCCGTGCTGATTGGCTCTGTTCTGGCCGAACTCGGATATGAGGAGAACGGCAATGAGTGGACAGCTACACCATCTGAGTATCGACCTTGAGACTTACAGCACCGTCAGCATCGGCGCGGCGGGGTCATACCGATATATCCTCGACCCGTCTTTTGAGATTCTGCTTTTCGCGTACAGTCTCGACGGGATGCCCGTTGAGGTCATCGATGTGGCAAGCGGGCAGGTTATTCCCCTTTGGCTGAAAAATGCCCTCAAAAATTCCCTATACATCAAACACGCCTACAACGCGGCTTTCGAGTGGTTTGCCCTCAGCAAGTATCTGGGATGGCTGCCCCCCGATCAGTGGCGCGATACGATGCTCCACGCGCTCTACTGCGGCTACCCGGCATCGCTGGACGCGGCGTGCAGAGCGATGGGCCTGCCTGAAGATAAGAAAAAGTTGACGACGGGCAAGGCCCTTATCCGCTATTTCTGCGTTCCCTGCAAGCCCTCCAATGCCAACGGGAACCGCACCCGCAATCTACCCAAGCACGACCCCGCCAAATGGAAACTGTTCAAGGAGTACAACGGGCAGGACGTTGTAACCGAAATGGAAATTGACCGCCGCCTGTCGGCGTTTCCCGTGCCCGCGTTTGTGCAAAAGCAATGGGAAACCGACTTGACGATGAACGCGCGGGGCGTGGCCGCTGACATGGAAATGGTGAGCGGCGCTCTCGTCATCGGCGCTACGGTCAAAAGCCAGTTGATGGCCGAGGCCCGTCAGCTTTCCGGGCTGGACAACCCCAACTCCATCAAACAGTTGGCCCGATGGCTGACCGAGGCCACGGACAGCGATGCCGAGATCACCAGCGTCACCAAAGAAACCGTCGCCACGATGCTGAAACAGCCGCAACCCGCCAATGTGCAGCGGATGCTCGAAATCCGGCAGGAACTCGGCAAGACCAGCACCAAAAAATATGATGCACTGGAAACCTGCATCGCGGATGATGGTCGTGTCCGTGGCCTGCTCCAATTCTACGGGGCGAACCGCACCGGGCGCTGGGCGGGCCGTCTGGTGCAGGTGCAGAATCTCCCCCGCACCTATACCCACCCCCTGCCCCCGGCGCGTCAGCTCGTCAAAGATCGCAATATTGACGGTCTGCGGCTGATGTACGGCAGTATCAATGATACGCTGTCGCAGCTTATCCGCACAGCCTTTGTAGCGACCCCCGGCAATGTTCTGATCGATGCCGACTTCTCGGCCATTGAGGCCCGCGTCATTTCGTGGCTGGCGGGGCAGGAATGGCGGCTTGAAGTTTTCCGCACCCACGGCAAAATCTATGAAGCGTCGGCATCGCAGATGTTCCATGTGCCCATCGAAAAAATCAAAAAGGGCAACCCCGAATACGCTCTGCGGCAGCGTGGCAAAGTTGCAGAACTGGCCCTCGGCTATCAGGGCGGTGTCAGCGCGATGCGCCGCATGGACACCGGGCACAACCTCGACGACCTTTCCGATGATGAAGTCAAGGGCATTGTGGACAGATGGCGCGAGACAAATTCGATGATACGCGATTTGTGGAACATCGTTGATTCTGCCGCCGTCACCGTCATCACCAACGGCGGCGCACAGACCATCCGCTCCGAAACTACCGATGCTGTAATCACTCTGGCTTGTGAACTGGATGTCATCACCGGCACTCGGTACATGACGATTCTGCTGCCATCCGGGCGCAAGCTGTACTACCCGTCCCCCGAAATCGGCGTAAACCGCTGGGGCAATCCCTCGGTCAGCTATATGGGTCAGAATCAGACGACCAAACGATGGGAGAGGGTCGAAACCTATGGCGGCAAGCTCGTGGAGAACATCGTACAAGCCATCGCCCGTGATTGTCTGGCAATCGCCATTGAGAATCTGGAGGCACAGGGCCTACACGTCGTATTCCACATCCATGATGAAGTCGTCATCGACACGCCTGCATGGGCCGACAATGACACGATGCTGGACACCGTTACAAAAATTATGACAAAGCCCATCCCATGGGCGCAGGCACTCCCCCTCAACGCGGACGGATGGGTCGATAAATTCTTCAAAAAGGACTGATTATCGCATGAACGCTCTTATTCATCTCGACCAGAACGGCAAAAAGGTCATGGAACGGCGCGTCCATGAGGCCGTTATGAAAGAACGCGCCGACATCAGCACCCGCGCTCAGTACGTTTGGGCGCTGTCCATGCTCCAATGTGGTCTTTCCCCGCGAACCGTACAGCGTGTCGTCAATCATTTTGATGCCGTCGTGAACAAGTACATGGAATACCAGACCGAAGATTTAGGCGACCTGTTCATGCGCTCGATGCTCCACGATTCGGGCGTTGAGGTCAAAGCGACCAGCCGAGAAAGGAAACGTAAAAGAAAATGATCAAGGTACAAATCACCGCCTTTACCGGCGAATACCACTTTTTGAGCAACTACTGCGCCTGCCCTATCACCATTGATGGGCTGACCTATCGGAGCGCCGAGGCCGCTTTTCAGGCGGCAAAATGCAATGTCCCGATTGACCGCGCGGTGTTCTGCACTGTCCCGCCCAATGTAGCAAAAGCCATCGGGCGCAAAATCAAACTGCGCAAGGGATGGGAGAAAGAGCGTGACGGCATCATGGCCGATGTCATCCATGCGAAATTTTCCCAAAATCCTGCCCTTGCACAGGCTCTTATCGACACCGGCAATGCCGAGTTGATCGAGGGCAACACGTGGAATGACAACTACTGGGGCGTTTGCGGATGTGCCCGCTGCCGTAGTGAGGGCACTAAGGGGCTGAATAAGCTGGGGCAGATTTTGATGGCCGAGCGCAAAGCACTGATGGCTACACACGCTGCCGCTGTTACTGAGGAGGCTTGACGATGGTACATCTTGGCGACATTACGAAAATGAGCGGGTACACCATCCCGCCCGTGGATGTCATCACGTTCGGATCGCCGTGTCAAGACCTTTCCATCGCCGGGAAAAGGGCCGGTATGGCCGGAGAACGCTCTGGACTGTTCTCTGAGGCTGTCCGCATCATCCGCGAAATGAGATACGCCACTTTTGGCGCGTACCCCAAATACGCCGTCTGGGAGAATGTTCCCGGCGCGTTCAGTTCAAACAAAGGAGAAGATTTCCATGCCGTCCTGCAAAGCCTCTGTCGGGTCATCGACCCCGACGCTGTTATTCCTAGACCTACGAACGCACGGGGGGATCAAATGGCCCCGCGCCGGGGCAATTCTGGCAGACCACTACTCGCTGGCGTGGCGAACTATGGATGCCCAGCACTGGGGCGTTCCCCAACGTCGCCTGCGCATCTCGCTTGTCCTCGATCTTACAGGTGGGCGT